GACGCCACCAGCGGGGTTTGCCTGCATCATTGGTGAAAGCCCAGCCATGATGTGTCCCGCAATGTGCGCATCGTGCTGTTGACCTGCGAATGCCTTGAGCTCCATCCCTTCCATGAGGTCCGCGTTCTCAGTGGCCGGGTCTTTCGGCAGCTGGTTGCTCTGAGCACGCAAAATACCGTCGATGTCGCGCACATTCAGTGCTGCATACACCCGGTAATACGCCTCATACATGTTGTGCATCTGCGGCGCACTTTGCGCGAGCTGCAACTGGGTCTGGGCTAGCGTAATGCGCTGCGCCGCAGAGAAAATGTTCGGATCGGCCACCGGCAACACGGCAACCATGTTGTTAAAGTCGGCTTTCTTGATCTTGCGGCTCGCACCGGGTACGTCATAGGGGTATTCGTCCGGCAGGTACTCACCAAACCCCTTAGCCAGCATCTCAAACTCTTGCGTCTGGGCGTAATACAGGCGTTTGTGGATGGCCGACATCACCATCGAACCGCGCTCGAGCAGGGCAATCGTTGTTCCGACTGCTGCCTGCTGATTTCCGTCCCCCACCTGCATGTCTGCCGTGCTGGCAAGACGTTTTCCGGCCTCAACCGTGAAGCCGAGGAGCTGGAACAGTGTCTGAGAGGGCTCTTTGTAGGGTAACGGCATCAATGAGGCAGAAAGTTCAGCCCCACCCGCGTCAATGTCACGCCATTCGCCCGGTTGGATCGGGCTGTCGTCGTCTGAAATCCTTGCGCCCTTGGCTTTAAAGCCTGCTGGGAGGTTAGACAGGGTGCCTGCGTCAAGTAATTGACGTAATGCACTGGTTGCGGTCTTAGAAAGTCCACCAATCAGGTGAACAAACCCCAAACCATAGGCCCCAAGGCCCTCAACCAACACGTAATGCACGAAATATTCGCGCCTGTTCTTTAATTCGTCACCTTCTACCCAGTTTCGGCGTACACCGACGACCCGCGAACTCGTTTCATCCAGCGTGACAACGTAAGGAAGACGAATACCCGTGGGTTCACCGTCCTCATCCATGTCTTCAAAGCCGGGAATGTCCAACTCCACTTGAAATTCCAACAGGAAAATTTCTTCGGGTGCGCCGGTTTGCACAACGCCTGTGGTTTTATCGATGGAATACTGGATCTGACTTGCGTCAGTGGGTGACATCTCAGCTTCTATGTCAATGTCCAGATATTCACCGGCCACCACACGCTTCCTGAACTCGTTAGAGTCCATCGGAATGCGGTGAGTCAGGCGAGGACACTCGGAAATAACGCTTGAACCGTTGTAGGGGATGTACAGGTCGTCAGGTAGGACCAACCTGCTGACCATTCGACCTACCTGCGCGTCGTAGTAGACCTTCTTAAAGGTGGATCCGCCGTAGCCGGTGTAGAAAAGAAGCTGATCGAACTCAGGTGTGTACTCCTTCATCACCGTCGTGATCTGATAATTCATGAAGTCCTGTACGCGAGAGGCTTGTTGGACCTTGTCCATCGTCTCTTTGCCCACGGTCTGGGTACGCACGGGGCCACCAGCTGGCATCAACTCCTTGAACGCCTGCGCTTGGAACTGCACAATCGCCTCTGTCAGCATGGGGTGTACAGCCCCTGCCGCGCCACGGAATGGCTTGGTGCGCTCTTCGATCTTCAGGCCCAGAAGCTCAAGACCTTTCGAGTACATCTGCTCCCAGTCCGACCGGCTGGACTTATCCGCATCAAACAACGCCATCAGGTCAATGGATATGGACCCAAGCTCATCGGTGTCAATAACCTCAGCAAGGTTGCCGTAGAAGCCAACCTCCTCGTCCTCGTCCTCGCCCAACTCGATGATGGCGCTGCCGTCATCCTCAAGGATGATCTCGATGTCAGGCGAATCCCCCAACATGTCCAGCATGTCGGAGGCGGGCATGAGGTTCGATACTTTATCAATGGGCATTTCTAAGTCCCTTGTATAGGTGTGGGGCTATTGTACACACGTTATGGTTATGCACCCTTGGTTTTTTTGGTGACGTAGCCGCCTTGGGCGTAATTACGCGCATTAGAAATCTGATCAAGGTACTCCATATACTCATTTCGCCAACTAATAATTACCGGAGAGTCTAAAGGATTACCATTAATATCTTTAGTATACCGTTCCGCAATTGGCACATTCTCGGGTGATATGGAAAGTTCTTTTATTAGTTTAAAAACAGCATCTTTTGAGGGAGGTAACCCATTTTGAAAACCTTTTATTTGTTTAACTTTAGGGTTATCGGTCTTACCTATAGGTACAGGGTTTGCGTTTTCAATCTCAATTGTCGTTGCTGGTATTCCTGTTTTAGTATTACGCAACGAATATAATTGTGCTACACCTGAATCAAATGCGTTTTTTCCACCAAGATTATAAATCCCTACGCGAGAATAACCCCCAACAGAGTGGCCCATTGTATTGCCTTCCAACTCTGTGTATTTTGAGTTTGTAATCTGATACCAGCGTTGATTTGCATTAGCATCTATTAGGGGCCTAACACCTTCGTTTAAGAAATATTTTGGTAAAACTTTTTTATTTTGCTTTGCTTTATCTATTGCGTCTTTAAGTCCGGCATCCCTGTTTGTAATTTCTGAACTTTTAATAACCAGCTCTGGGAAAGACATTTTTCTAAGAGTATCCAAGGGTATCTCTTGCGCAGCTTCGGCTAATTGTTCCGGCTTTAAAAAAGGTAGGCTTACATAACCGTTCTCTAAATCATAAATAGGTTCGTTATTTTGCAAAGCCATTGCAAGGGTCTTATCGTTGCCTGTTTGTAAGTCTTGTATAAACGGCATACGAGAAGTAGGTATGTATCCGAGCTTATCTAAATCAACTAAATTTACATTGGCATTTACCAGTTTTGGGGGAACCCCTTGGGTAATTAATCTATCTTTAACGGATGCCTGCATTGCTTGAGATTGATCGTATGGCAACCCACCTCGTGTATAAATATTTCCCTGTAACCTAGTTTTTTTATCGTATTCTTTTACAAAATCTTCAAGCGCGGATGAAACTTCAGATGAAGCATCATTATCGCCTGCTGCCACACGGTTCTTTTGTTGTTTATAACTTTCTTTGGCGGCGTTTACCAAATAGTCTCTAAAATCGGTGCTAAAGCCATCCGCTTTTAAAGGGATTGGGTTTAAATTTCCTTCTAATATCGCCATGCGTAACGGGTCATCAGTTGTACCAAAACTGGTGGTAAAATACCGACGCGCCTTTTCTACAATACTTTGAGATACGTCTTCCGGAACGTTATTTTGCATAAACGCTGAATCGTATTTATCTAATAATTCCCCTAGATTGCTACGTTGTGCCGGATTACTCTCGCTTGTTAAGGGTCTAAAAACACCACCCTTCTCTTTAGCAGCCATGCCGCTAGTCATCGGCCCCCTTGAGGCGCCGCTCAAGATGTTGTCCAAGGTGTTGTACCCCGCCCCACCGGCTATCGCTGCTGCAATTTCTGCAGTGACATTGTCAGGAGCCAGTTTGCGTGCGCCCATAGCGGCAAGCTCTGCACTGGCGGCAACCGATGCTTCTCTGTCTAGAATAGGTTTAATCAACGACAACGTCTGCTTCGCGCTGCCGGGAGCAGCCGCCATGCTCATCATGGGGCGTGTCGCGGCAGCGGCGGTGCGCAACGGCGCTGCGGCGGGCAGCAGAACACTGGCTGCAAGTGCTGCAGGAGAGTACGGGTCGTAGCCTGCCGTTCCGGCGGCTTCCTGTATAGCCGGTGCAACTGGCGTAAACGGTTTGGTTTCAACCCCTGCACGGTTGGCCAGATACTTGGTGCCCCTCTGGAGGATGTCCCCCATTCCAGCAGTCATGTCGATGGCAGAGCCCACTATCGGTTGGGAGATGTTTCTTCCAAACGCGTCATTCAGACGCGACAACATCCCTGCGCTTTCACTCTTAACCGGGTCGCGATCAGGCGTTACGGCGTTAGGCGTAGCGGCGGTGCTGCGATCAATTTGGGCGAGAAGTTCGGCGTTACTCATCGGGGTTGAAACGGGTCCGCCCTCCTGTTTTTGTGTGACGTAGCCTCCCGTTTGAAAACCCGGTAGATAACTTTCTTTCGGTGTGTTGACAGAATTAACATCTCTACCCTTTGCCTCTGGTGGAGTTTCCCTAAACATATCCGCATACGTCTGTGATCTTGTTCGTGGGACAGGAGTCCCCGTCTGATCTGCCGCATACGCAACCGCTTCCGCCATTAACTCAACATCACTTAGCCGCTTATTCAAGGCCCGGTCACGCACACCAGCCTCTACACCCGCCATATTTCGATAATAGTCTGCAACTTCGTTTTGCGGGACACGATTGGGATCGATGTAGTACCGTAGCTGATAGGCTTCTGCCATTTTTCGTGCATCTTCAGGATCAACGTCAGGGCGCACCGCCCAATCGTATGCCCCAGCGTAATTAAGGGCTGCGTCCAACGGACCTGCGTCAATACGCTCGGTGCCAAGATCTCTGTATTCTTGCTGTAGCTTTTCCCGAATAACGTCCGGATACCTACCGTGTTCTAAGTACTGGTTCGGGCTTGATAACAGATACTTCGCACCAAGATACCCCCCTTTCAGTAAGCTGGAAAGTTTATCAATATTATCCATCTCCCCAAAAACATCTGCGTACTGGTCTGCAGTTTTTGAGGAATCTACCGGGGCACGGTCAGAATCATCTGCCGTACCCTCAGGCTTTTTTATAGGGCCACCGCTCTGCATTCCGACGGGGGGTGGCGCGTAGAAGCGAAGGTCTATGGGCTTAACGGCGTTGGGGTTTTCCATTTCGCCAAAGATTGGCGTTGGGGCCTGTTGGCCTGAGAAACGACCACCGGCCATGTTTAGCGCATCCAGCTCTTGCTTGGCTTTTAAGTCACGGGCATACGCTTGCGATGAGGATAGCCGTGGGTTCTCCGCCGTAGGGAGCGGCACGTTCAGCAGCTCTCTTGGTCTGCCGGTGACCGACGGAGGCGTCCAGCTCATCCCCGAGCCGGTCGCCGACAGTAGCTGCGCCGCTGGGGTGTACGTGTACCCGTAACGGGGATCGTATGTACGCACAGGGCTATCGCGGAATGGCACATTCAGCGCTTGCTGGCCGGGTGCGTAAATGGGTGGCGGTTCGGGTAGCGGCTGATAGCCTGTAGATACCCCACCACCAGTTGGCGGTTGAGGCTTGGGTGGGGCTTTCTTCGCTACCGTCCCCAGCAATCTGCTGGGGTCAAAGCCTGCTCGCTGCAGATCCGCGATGCTGCCACGTTCTTGTATGAATATGTCACGTAAGGCCGCTGCGCTTTCAGGCGTGTTTTCCCCGTACTGGGCACCGATCTCACCTATTCTCTTGTTCAGAGCGGTCAACCCCTGCCCACCGGGCGCGTTATACTTTTCCGCTATCTGAGAGGTAAAGCCCGTGGCCACATTGGTGCTAGGTGCAGTCTCGGTATTGTAGTCAGTCGTGAAGTAATCAGAGGCCGCCTTGGTGCCCAGCGCACGGTTTATATCTGCCATGCTGACCCCGTTCTCAGTGGCTGCGTTCAGCGCATCGAGCGGGTTGCTGGTCTTGGCAATGTACGCCCGAATGTTATTGTCGTACTGTTCTTGCGTGAGTCCGCTGGAGATGGCTTTTGCTAGCCCCGCAGAAGAGACGTCTCCCCCATCGGCGTAACGCTTGACCTGCATTAACATATCTTTGGCGGACGACGGTGGCATCACGGGGAGATTCCTCTAAAGGGGCAAGACGTACTTCGCTCCATTCTAGCCCCTAATAATACTCAGGTACAGCCCCCGCATCGCTCGGCACGTCATCCTCGTCATCTGTCAAACTGATGAAGTTCCCCGCCCTGAACCGCATCAGCGCCATCACCGTGGAGTCCACCAAGTCGTCGTTGTCCCCGTTTGGAAACGCTGCGCACTCCTCGATCAGGTCGTCCGCCCAGTCCGTGTCCGGGGCCCACACCATCCCGCTCTCCAGTATCGTCGCCACCGCGTTGGCCCGAGAGATCTTGTCCTGTCCCGCCCTACGCCCGCCCGGTGAGTACATCGTCACCGGAATCCCCACCTTGCGCAGCTCCTGCTGCAAGGAGGTGCCCGTCGCCTTGGCCTCGATCAACACGTTGTCCGGTTGCCAGTACACGTACTGCTCCTTCGCGATCCGCTTGAGCTCCGGAAAGTCCCAACGCCCCTTCTTCACGTTCAGCAGCAGGATATTCGCCCCACTGTCCATGTTCGCTGTAAACACCCCCCACGTGGTGATCGCCGAAAAGTCCGCCGTCTCACTGCGCGAGTACGCCGTGTCGTATGACTGGATCACGTACTCGAGCTGCGGCGTGTAGTCCTTCGTCCACTTGCGCCACCACTCCCTCTTCAGGATCGCCCCCTCATCGCTCGTAGGGTTCTGCTGCCACTGTGCCTGCCACTTCTGCATAGACAGTGAGGCCCTTACGGCCTGCAGCTCCTCCAACTTCCAGAAGCTTGGCCACAGCGGACGCTCATTTGGCTCCCCCTCGTCGAAGATGGCCGGGAACTCAATCACTTCCCACTTGTCCGACTTGTGGCTGGACTGCGCCTTGAGCAGTCGAGCCGTAAGATCCATCGTCCCCCAGCGCGTGGCCACCACCACAATCGCGCCCCCGGGCTGGAGCCGCTGACGCGGGCCTGATGTGTACCACTCAAACGCATTCTCCAGCGCCAAGGCCGACTGCGCATCCTGCTCGCTGTGCGGGTCATCGATGATCAGCAGGTCCGCGCCGCGACCCGTCATTGCGCCGCCAACACCCACCGCGAAGTACTCACCACCCTCAGCCGTGTCCCATCTGCCAGCAGCCTTACTGTCGGCCTTGAGCTGCACGTCGGGGAAGACTTCGCTGTAGGTTTCCGTGTCCATCAGGTTGCGCACCTTCCGACCAAAGCGTACCGCCAATTCGCCTGTGTGGGTGGCCTGAATGATCTTCAGGTTAGGCCTACGCCCTATCGCGTAGGCAGGCAGCAGATAGGACGAGAACTCAGACTTCGTGTGCCGTGGCGGCATGGCAATGATCAGCCGCTTCAAGGTCCCGTTCATGATTCGGTCAAAGGCACTGGCCATTTTATGATGGTGGGCACTGATTATCGCTGATGGCCAGACGTATCGCGCAAAGTCGATAAAGTTTGCCCGTGCCGACTCCTGCGCCTGCAGCAAAGCAAGCCGTAGCTGTAGCCGTAGGCGGTCAGACTCAACGTCTTCAGGTTTTATGGAAGCGGGGGGCAATGCCATCGGGGCGTCCTTTGTGAAAATTTTGCAAAAATTTTTGAGGTCATCGACCTGTGGAGGCGAAGGGGTCCTTTTGGACAATCGCCGTATCGAGTTTCTTTCTGGCGGCAGGTTCCTTGTGGACTTTTACCCAGCAAGGACGGCACATCCACACGATAACGAGCGGCTTAGTGTAATCCTCATGGTGCATTTGGGAGGCGGGACTGGCGCAAGAGACGCAAGGCCTGCGCTGGATCTTACCGCGCTTGAGGTAGACCTGAGCGTAGCTGCGGCAGGTGTTCTTGACACGCTGCTGCGCAGACACCGGGTTATCAGCCCGATGCTTGCGCATCGAATAGGCGTGGCACGCCAAGCAGTTGTTTTGGTTGGGGCGTCGGGGCGCAAGGCACTTACACAGGTTTGTCGTCATGGTTGGAAAGTGTATCGGGTGTTTGCGTGGGGCGCAATTCGTTTGAATTTTGCAAAAATTTTTTGGGGTTGTGGTGATTTGGCCTGAGGCTAGTTTGACCGTAACAAGTAGACCCCTACGCCGTGACAAGTAGGCCCCTACGCCTAACGCCGTAACGCCGTTTGCTTTTGAAACATAATTCACTGTGTGAAATAGGGCTAAAGCTGCGGCACGAGACGAGCGGCCAAAAAACGAAACGGCGTAGAGCGAGCACTCACTAGCCAAAAGAAACGACCAATAGGGTACCTGCTAGCCCGCCGATACGGCGATAGGCCGCGCAAGTCCTTGATTTATAAGGAATCACTATTTCCGGTAATTGATATTACCGGAAATAGCGAGAGGCGATAGGGCGTGATAGCCCTACGCCTTACGCTGATTGTCATGCTACATGCCAGCGGGCAAGCGGGCCTATTGGCCGTGCGCCCTTACTCGGTTTACTGAATTGCGCTTATAGCTAAAAGCGATATCAAAAGGAAAATGGATCACTTTTAGGAATATCGGATTGCATATCATGTGATACGGATATCGGACAAGTACTGATCATAAATCGCATGTTATAACATAACATTAAAAATAAACTACATTACTACAATAAAACACTTGCAACCATTATGTGACTACATTACTATACCTATATACCGCAATAACGCGGAAACAAAAGGAAAAAACCATGTATATCGAAGTCACTAAGTCAATCTTTCATGACGCATTCCATAGCACGCGCCCAGAGCAATTTACGTATGCGGGTTTAAATACTCTATTTGACTGGTTAGACGGCCTATGGGTGCACGGGGAGCCTAACGATTGCGAGTTGGACGTTATCGCCATTTGTTGTGATTTCTCTCAATACGAAAGTATTGAGGACGTTCTACAAGCTTACAACCTAGAGAATCGCGACGAATTAGAACGAAGCACAGTGGTGCTCGAATGTACCGACGGCACTATCATTATTCAGAACTTTTAAGGGGCTAAAACCATGTTGCTCAAATTTAACGAAAACACAAAAAACATAAAAACCTTCACTTTTTACAACGACCCCGGGCATGGTTGGTTAAAAGTACCATTTAAAACACTTGTCGCGCTCGGCATTGAAAACGACATTTCTACGTATAGCTATATGTTCGGTCAATTCGCATATCTTGAGGAAGATTGTGACTTCTCAAAATTCCAGCACGCAATGAAACACGCTGGCCAGAATTTTCGCATAGTAGATAAGCAAACCAACAATGCCTCTAAAATTCGCGGATATCGCGGATATTCAGCAAGCCAATTCACGACAATGCCCCGGGGCATAATTGGGGAGGCGATAGAGTATGCGGGACAAGTTTACAAATTAACGCACAATCTACAGCGACGCGGGTTTGAGGCATTACACTTAAAATCCGGCATGCAATACAGATTACCTAGAAAACTATTAACCGAGAGTAAACTGGTATAAACCAATAAATCAAAACAGGAAAAAAAACCATGAAAACCCATTATATTCCTAAATCCGCAAACATTAAAACCGGCCCTATTCCCGTCACTTATAGCTCCCGCGCTACGTGCCCCCCAACATGCCCATTAAAGGGGGCTGGTTGTTACGCTGATGACTACTACACGTCAATGACGTGGAACAAAGTTACAGCCGGGACAATGGGTACAGACTGGCCAGAATTCACGGATAAAATCCGAGCGATTAAACCGGGGCAATTGTGGCGACATAATGTCGCTGGTGATTTACCCGGCAACGACGGGGCCATTGACGCTGAAAAGCTCGCCTTATTAGTTGAAGCCAATAGCGGGAAACGTGGTTTTACGTATACACATTATCCGGATAATGCCGAAAACATAGCTGCTATCCGGCACGCTAATGACAACGGTTTTACAATCAATTTATCGGGCAACGATCTTGAACATGCTGCAAATTTAACCCGGCACGGCTTGCCAGTTGTCGCCATTGTGCCCATTGACTACCCCAAAGAAACGACAGAATACAAGGGGCACAAAGTGATCACTTGCCCTGCTACTTATCGCGACGAAGTGACGTGCGCTACTTGCAAGCTTTGCGCTGTATCGGCACGGGATTCAATCGTTGCATTTCCCGCGCACGGATCACGCAAAAGGATAGTCAATGAAATGGCGATAATCGCACGCGGATAATCCCGGGATTCTAAGGGGCATGGATTGCCCCTTGCCCCTTGCCCCTTGCCCCTTGCCCCTTGCCCCTTGCCAGTTGCCCCTTGCCCCTTGCCCCTTGCCAGTTGCCAGTTGCCCCTTGCCAGTTGCCCCTTGCCAGTTGCCCCTCGCCCCTCGCCCCTCGCCCCTTGCCCCTTGCCCT